TAGGTTACCCCACTGGTTAATGTTACACCCTTAAGAGAAACTGGCCCTGTTGATTCAGGATTTTGTTGATTTCCATTGCCATCGGTATAGGCAAAAAATAAACTTTCATACCTAGCTGTCCACGTTCCACTTGAGCCATCATCTCCTGTTATATTTCCTGCTATTGTTCCATTCCCTGGGTTTCCTACACCTGAAGCTAAGATAAGTCCAATCTCCGTTACCCCTGCATAAGTGGTAAAACGTGTTAAGGCAAATGATGATGCGTTGTTAGTTCCTTGTATTCCAAAGCCTGGGGTTACGTCTAAACCAGGGATAATAGTAGAATAACATCCTGTTCCGGGTAAATTTATTTGTGTTGTAGTTGGTGACACACCAGCGCCAATTGCGCCTTGTGCTGACGGACAACCAAATATAGTTCCTTGATGAAATCCTACTGTGTTCAATCCTAAATTGTTTGTTGAACCAGCGGTAAATTTCCAAGCATCTAATGTAGTTGGAACAAGGTGTGAAGGTGTGGTAGTTGGTTCAGCAGGTTCATTATAGTTGTTCTTAATATTTATAAAACGAGGAGGGTTTTTAAAATCTGTAAAAAATAGTAAATCTCCAATCTTATTTACACCTGTTATTAAAAATTGTGGATCAAAATTTAACGTAGTGTTTATACCACTACCATCGTCTATGCTTACTACATGATAAATAAGGTTTGCGGTAAGAGTGTTAAAACTTACAATCATATCCAATTTGCCTGTCAATCCCAATGTAAATGTAGGATCATGGACAAACCAATATAAAGTTTCGTTAGCTCCATCTTCATAAGCTCCAATAGTTCTTGCGTTGGAGCTAAGATTTACGTTGGTGTTTGTATCAGGGTCAACAAAATAAAGCTCAGTAAGCTGAGTGTTTCCTTTTGTATTTTCTACCGCTCCGATTTCAGACTCTTCGGTAGAACCTAGGCGTAAGTTCAAAGCATCTATGTACTCCCCATTAGGAAGAAGCCTTTCGTCAAGGCTTTTGTTCATACGCCCTAATACAAAATTTCTTTGAGTCTTTGACATTTTATTTTATCCACTTGTTTTCACCCCTTAAATTCATTAATAATCTGCTAGGATGAATATTGCTTAGTCTAATTTTTGCATTTCTTAATAATGCGGTTTTATCTTTTCTTGCTCTATTTACAATGTATTCTTGCACCCCAAATTTATTATTAAGCAACGCATATTTTATATAAGCGTAGATGTATTCTTCAAAAAGTTTGTTGACACTAACAGCATCATCGTTTCCGTTTTCTAAACCATCAGATATATATTGTAATATACACTGCTCGTTTGCCATGGTTGAATCGAAATTGATAACACCAGCTTTTCTGTCAACAGTAAATGTTGGGTTTACGTTAGCGGTTTCTGTGTTTAAGCCGTAACGAGCTCCAATACGAGAATCGTAAATATCATTATCCAAATTATTAAGTCCTGGGTTTGCGTTTTCATCATTAAGGTTTCTTAAATATATACTCTCTAAAGACCCGTTAGTTCTAGCGGTGTCTAATCCAGAGGTTTGTGTGTTTACATTATCGTCTGCATCATAAGTAAAAGTTGAAGAGCCAGACTGTACAAATGAAGTAGCAGACTGGACTTGAATATTCTCAACTAAATCTCTTATGACATTATCTTTGAACAAAGACAGTTTAACCCAATTAACAAAATCAGGTGGAAGAACAAATTTTAAATCATCGTATATAGTCAGTTGTAAAGATTTAATAATTTTAAATGCATCATAATTAAGTTCTTGTATACCTCTTTTAGCATGAAACAATATTTTAAACCTGTTCACGTTGTTTATCAGCGCATGGTTACCTTGATACATTAACAAAAAATTTGTTACCACATCTTTTAATGAAACATATTGGTACGAACCCCAGTTGGCATCGTTAGGAGTAGCACCGTCATTGGTATAATATTTTTTTTGATCTATATAAGCCATAATTATTCTTCTTGGTTTTGCATTTGTTCTTCAATCTGTCCAAATTTAAATACGTCTCCCTCTCTTATCGAGATACCTGCGTATTGTAATATTTTAGTAATTAAATCATTAGCATCATCTTTGGGGAGTTCAAAGTCTTGATAATCAGCTTGGCTCTGGTCAAAAATTGGCACACCTCCTGCTATTGTTGAAAATGACCATTTGGGATCCAAAGGATATCTAATATACTGAGACTCGATGTCTGTTGCTCCATTGAAAGTAGAAGGAAAAATTGTTATTAAATTTGACTGCTGAGTATAAGCAGGAAAGTTAACTGATGGAGCGGTTAACAAAGAGTTATTTAATAATGTAATTTTTTTCTGCGATACTCTTTCAGCTTCACCTTTAAAAACAGCTCCAGATGAGCAAAGAATTTTGTTTATAATATAATAGTCAGAGGGAAGTGTGTATACATTACCAGCGCTTTGAGTTAAAGTAGCTGTAACAGAAAAAGTATCTATAACCTCTTCATACCCTTGCTTTATATCAGCATAGCCTGTCCCTGAAATACGGGCATTTTCTTCATTAATTTGTCTGTTATAATTAGCAAAGTATTCATCAAAAATATCTAGCTGTGCTTGCTTTGCAAATAAATTAAAATCTGCGGGCGATAAGTACCCGTAATTGTTTTTATTTATAATTGCTAATACAGTATTTCGTACAGAGTTTATCATCGAACTTCAGTTTGTACAAAGATACGCAAAAAAAAAGAGGTCATTGATTTTGACCTCTTCTTAGATTTACTAGCTTATGTAGCTAAAATTATGCTACAGCTATAGCTGTTACAGTCATTCCTGTTAAGTCCACAGGTACTACAGCATTTGTCCAGCTTGTTTCAGCTGCTTTTACTAAAGCTGCATTTACGTTTTGTGCAAATCCTGAAGTTAAACCTGTTCCTGTAATTGATAATTTTTTAGTTCCATCTAGTAGGTAAATTGTAGCTGCCGTAGACGAGTTAGTCTCAGCAAATAAAATTTTGTCAGCACTTATGTGAGCATTCCCTGCATCATCAGAAGAGTTAATTGTAATATATTTTGCCATTTTTAAAAAATTTATGGGTTAAACAAAGAACAAAGATACAACAAATATTTAGGTATTTTTGACCACGCTTTTTAGGTGTTTGAACATTTCTATACCATCATCGCTTTCAAAAAAAGATGCCGCCATAAATAAAGGGTCTTCACCATAAGGAACATTCATAAGTTTCTTTTTGTTTGACGCAGTGTTGTACCATATTTCTTTTTTATTATTTCTAAGCGTTAACAGCTTTTTGTCAAAGAAAGATTGAATGACTGCATTAAGTTTTAATGCTGGGTCTTTAATCATATTTAAAAAGTCCTTTGGAGAAGTTTTAGCAAATATTAAAATTTCCCTTTTTAATTCTTCAATTGAATATGTAGTGGGGTCTTTTTGAAATAAAACACGTGTTACGTTTTCTATTTGCTCAACACTCAAACCTCTGGCCTCTATCAAAGCATCAACTTCTAAGTCAAGAGCTGCATTTTTCTGAGCCGCTTCTTTTTCTTTATTTACTTCCACAAATATTCTACCATTCCCTGGATGTAATTCTAAAAACTTTTGAAGAACTTGATTGTTTTTGGGAACAGATAAAAATCCATTTTCAAAAACTATTGGCTCTAATATAGCAGTATCATCCTGTTCGTCTTGAAAAGGACTCTTTTGATTTCTAGCATATCTTAGTGGTTTGTTTACACCTGTTTCTTCATCGAACCAAAGTAAAGGAAATCTTTGTGTGTGTCTTGAAGCTAGTATGAGAGACAAAGGTGCGTTCTCTCTGGTAAGCCTATAGGCTTTATTTTTATATGTATTTTTCATTTGATTTAATTTAAAATTTATAAAAAAAAGGGAGCGTTAGCCGGGCTTTTACATGCATAGCAATACCCCCTTTTCAACTATCAACTATTATTCTTGAAATAAGAAGAAGTTGTTTGCACCCATTGTACAAACAGCTCTCTCTGACAAGAAGTTTACTTGCATATTATCTATATCTGTTGTAGCAGCGCCACCAGCAGATCCAGTTATCCAAGTTTTGTAACGTCTGTCTTCAGTCTCAGAAGCCCTATAACGTACATGTAAAAATGGTCTTTTAGCGTTTTTACCTAGAATTTGGTCGTAAACACTTGTTGATC